CGGACATACAGTTGATATAGAACGAGACTTATTATATCTTTTAGATCAAGAGCTTAAAAGATACAAAAAAGAAAAGGGTTTGGTGGATTATGATGACATGTTGGAAAAATTTATTGAACAAGATGTATCACCGTCTTTTGACGTATTATTTATTGATGAGGCACAGGACCTCTCACCTCTGCAGTGGCGAATGGTCCGGACTCTTTGGAAGAAAGCAGACAAGACCTACATTGCAGGGGACGATGATCAAGCTATATTTAAATGGGCTGGTGCTGATGTTGATACTTTTATCGCTCTTAAGGATGAAGTAGATTACGTGGACACATTAGATCAATCATACAGAATACCTGGTGGACCTATTCACGAATTATCTCAACAGATAATTAATAAAGTTACAAACAGATACGAAAAAGATTACAAACCACGACAAGAGATGGGTGACTTAACAAGATATTCTGATGTTACTCAAGTTGATATGTCACAAGGTGAATGGTTAGTGTTGACAACAGCTAATCACTTTCTTGATGACATTAAAGATTTATGTGAGCTACAAGGTTGGTACTACTCTCACAAACACAGAAATTCTATAAAATTAGATTTACTTTTAGCTATTCAAGCTTGGGAAAAATGGAGAAAATTTGAGCATTCTCTTCCTGTTGCATCAATAAAAAATATCTATTCTTATCTTGGCGAAAACGTAACAAAAGGTTATCGTACAGGTAAGACAATGAACGAGAACGAAGAAGGATATTTTATTGAAGAATGCATCGCGGAGCATGGCTTACAAATTAACAATGTTTGGTTTAAAGCGTTTGCTGGTTTAGACGCAGAAACAGAAAACTACATACGTAATATGTTAGCTAACGACGAAAAGATTTCACAAAAACCAAGAATAATTTTATCAACAATACACGGAGCGAAAGGAGGGGAAGCTGATAATGTCTTATTACTTCCTGATATTACTAAGTCTGCTCTGGACCACAATGATATCGATCCAGATGAATTACACAGATTATTTTATGTTGCTGTAACACGAGCAAAAAAATCATTACACATTTTAGAACCAAAAAATTATGAAAGGGCGTATGTATTATGAAAGAAACATGGAGAGTTACCCCAGAAATAATAGAAACGATGAAACAATTAAGAAAACAAGGATTAACTGCATTACAAATTAGTCTTAAGTTTGGTGTAGTTCCAAGCACTGTCTATTATCATACAAACGATAGCACAAAAGAAAGCCAAAAAAGACGTAATAAGGAAAATGAACATAAATATGCAGAAACAAGAAAAAAATACAGAGCTTTGCCTAAAAATAGAGAAGCAAGTCGTTTAGCATCAATTGAGAGAAGAAGCACTGAAAGGGGTAGACTACTTGGCATTTATAATAGTATTAAAAAAAGAAATAATAGATGGATAAAAGCAGGTGACCCTAGAGCAGTAAAACTTATGTCACAAGAAAATTTTATAAGTTTTTTTAATACTTATGTTGAAAAATATGGTTTTGTTTGTTTTTATTATAGAACTGCATTAACTTTTGAAGCTAAAAAGCAAAATACTTTATCGGTTGATAGACACGACAGTTCTAAAGGTTATACAAAAAATAATATTGTATTTTGTGGTTGGGCCATAAACAATAGAAAGAATGCTATAACCATACAAGATTCAATTATTTTTGTTACAAGATATTTAGAAGTAGAACATCCGCAAGAGTTAAAATTATTAACGACACTACCTGGTGCTGTAGGAGACTTGCTTAGAAAGCATGCAAGAACAAATAAAATTGATGATTTAAAAATACAAGTAAGTGAAAGGATGAGTTTTTCACGAGGAGGACTTGTAGGATGAAAAAACATGACCCAGTAAATCATCCATCACATTATAACAAAGGTGACATTGGTTGCATTGATGCAATTAAAGCATGTCAAGGTGATGGTTTTAAATACTACTGCCAAGGTTCAGCTATGAAATATTTATGGCGCCACGAGCACAAAGGTAAACCGATAGAAGATTTAGATAAAGCTATTTGGTTTATAAACAAACTAAAGGAGCAATATAAATGAGAACATTACAGCAGCCATTATTTACACCAGAAACCGAGTGGGTACCGCCGGAGAGATTACCAGATTTAAGTCAACACAAAGAAATAGCAATAGATTTAGAAACACGAGATCCAAACCTCATGACTATGGGGTCAGGTTCTATTAGAGGAGATGGTGAAGTTGTTGGTATTGCTGTAGCAGTAGAAGGCTGGTCAGGATACTTTCCGATAGCGCACGAAGGCGGGGGGAACATGGACCGGGATTTAGTCCTGGATTGGTTTGAAGAAGTTTGTAACACCACAGCTACAAAAATATTTCACAATGCAATGTATGATGTGTCCTGGATTAGATCACTGGGTTTTCGTATTAACGGTGGCATTATTGATACAATGATTGCAGCATCATTAGTAAATGAAAATAGGTTTCGTTATACATTAGATGCAGTTGCAAAAGATTATGTAGGAGCAGGTAAGAATGAAAGATTATTACAAGAAGCAGCAAAGGATTGGGGCGTTGATGCTAAAGCTGAGATGTGGAGATTACCATCAGGTTTTGTAGGTGAATATGCTGAAAAAGATGCAGAAATAACATTAAAGTTATGGGCTGCTATGCAACATGAAATATCAAAACAAGATTTGTGGGATGTATTTAATTTAGAAACTAATTTGTTTCCATGTCTGGTTGATATGAAGTTTCAAGGTGTGCGTGTTGATCTTGATAAGGCAGCTAAAACTAGAAAAGCTTTGGAAGAATCTGAAAAACAAACAAGAATAGATATGATAGAACAAGTGGGTTTTGATGTAGAAATCTGGGCTGCAGCGTCCATTGCAAAAGCATTTGACAAATTAAATTTACCATACGACAGAACAGAGAAAGGTGCACCGAGTTTTACTAAAAACTTTTTAAAAGAGCACCCTCATGATTTTCCTAAGATGGTTGTTAGTTGTCGTGAGTTAAATAAAATGAACACAACTTTTATAGACACAATTTTAAAACACAATCACAAAGGTAGAATTCATTCTGATATAAACCAGATACGATCTGATCAAGGTGGTACGGTTACAGGTAGATTTAGTTATGCTAATCCAAACTTACAACAGATACCTGGAAGAGGTATTTTAGGACGTAAGATTAGACAAATATTTATACCGGAAGAAGGACAAACTTGGGGTTGTTTTGACTACAGCCAACAAGAGCCTAGAATATTAGTGCACTTTGCATCTTTGATGCGTTTAGAGGGCACAGGAACGATTGTAGATGCATACAATGATGGCAGTGCAGACTTTCACCAGATGATAGCTGACATGGCAGGTATTGAACGTAAACAAGCAAAGACAATTAATCTTGGTATCATGTATGGCATGGGCAAGAACAAACTTATGGCTGAATTAGGACTCATGAAAGATTCTGCTGAAAAACTTTTAAAAACCTATCATCAGAAAGCACCTTTTGTTAAGATGTTATCTGAAGCTGTATCGCGTAGAGCAGAAGATAGTGGTAAGATTAGAACTATTGGTGGCCGGTTGTGTCATTTTGATTTGTGGGAGCCTCATGGTTTCGGTATTAAGAAACCATTGGCCCACGCTGATGCCCTCAGGGAGCATGGACCGGGGATTAAACGCGCGTTCACGTACAAAGCTTTGAACAAGTTGATCCAAGGATCAGCTGCGGACATGACAAAACAGTCGATGTTGGCCTTGTACAGAGAGGGGGTGATTCCTCATATACAGATTCATGATGAACTTGATATCTCAGTTACAAGCGTACAACAATCAGAGAAAATTATTAAAATTATGGAAGAAGCGGTTGAGTTACAAGTGCCGAACAAAATAGATTACGAAAAAGGAGAGAACTGGGGTGACATACACTAAAGATGATCCAATAGAAATAACGTTGGGTGTATGTGACAGCTGTAGTGCATACGTTCCTTTCATAAGATTAGTAACTAAAGATGAAAAAAGAGTTTACCAATGTATGACGTGTAAAGCAAAACACACGCAACATGTAAACGGAAAAGTAGTATTTAATTACTTAGAAGATGGCTATACAATTAAAAGAAATTAGCCCAGAAAACCAACAAAAATGCCGGCAGCTAAGAAAAAGCCACCGACATATGAAGGTGAGAAGATTTTTACATAATAATTTAAAATAAACTCTTGTCAAATATAATATTCACACTATATATTCCCATATAATATGTTAATAATAAGGAGAATAAAATGCCTGATATAAGTAAATTTAAATCAGTAAGTGTATCAACTAGTACACACAATAAACTAACAGAAATGGCTGCCAGTAAGTTTGGCGTTCAAGTTAGTGTACAAAAAGTAATAGACTTTTTACTAGAGAAAGAATTAAAAAAGAAAAATGGTAGATCTAACGGGAAAAGAAGAGGTTAAAGCTATTTGCCCGCGTTGTGCAGGAAATGGCTTTATTAGAGTACAATCTGGTTGTTCTGTGGAAGTTAATTGTCCGCAGTGTGACTGTGAAGGGTGGGTGTGGCTACCTGCTGAACGTTGTAGAATGAATATTGAAGGAGGAATAGAACCAAAATGGATGAAAACCGGCGAAACAATATAACTTCTTTTGCAAAGCGATTAAATAATTTACAATACGTAATGAGAGCTGCCAAAGACGAAGACATGAAACGTATTTGGTACATAAAACAACTAGAGTTAATAGAGCAAAGGAGGATGAAGGCTTATGAAAGACTTCAAGATTCAGCTAGAAGCGTACACTAGTAATTTAATTGTGTGGACAATTTTATTAATTACAATGGCATTAATGATTGCAAATATCATAACTATCTTTAATATGATGGCTGTAGTCGAAACTATGTGGGTGGAGATAGAACAGGTGAAGGAGACCAATATTGGTTTGTACCAGTTTATAGAGGCACACAAGGATGACTTTAATTAAGGAAAACAATAAGGTGAGAACAGAACTTCCTAATAGGATGCGCAGTACAACTTTCACTCTTCCGGTAGATGATCGGAAGGTGATAGGTATTGTTAATTACACTGTTGATAATGAAGGAATACAGCCTCAAGCTTTATGGGTTAAGATTAAACCAACAGATTCTTATTTAGATAGAGAACTTAGGGCCAGTGGTAAGTTAGTTTCAAGACTAATGCAGCACGGAGAGTCTTTAAAAGATATTGTAGACACCTTATCGCAAGATAATATCATAGGACACATGGTAAATTATTTTTCAAAAAATATGGAAGATATTATTATGGGTGCGCCTATGGATAAAAAGCAGCGTATGTTATCGACAGATCCGTATGCAATGAAAGAATGAACTGCTGGAGTTGTGGACATGAGCTTATTTGGGGTGGTGATGAAAACACCGAATGGGAAGACAATGAAGAAGAACAACATATGATAATGACCAACTTAAGTTGCCCAAAGTGTACGGCTGTAGTTATAGTTTATCATGGAAATAGAGGTAAATAATGGACACTATAGAGATAGATTGGATACCAGAAGATACGGGTGCGCCGTATACTGAAACAGATATGACTCAGTCAGATTTTGTGGATATGCCCGCACATTTAGTTGATAAAATTTGTAAGAAAAAGTTTGGACATACTAATTGGGCTAGAATGTCTCAAATGAGTCCGATTGAACTAGCTGGTAATCCGTGCGATATTGACTATGTAGAAGGTATCGTGTATTTTAAAAATCGAACATTAGTATAGGAGAAACAAATGGTAGTAAAAGATAAAAAAGGTAACCCAATTAAAGATAAAAAGGGTAATGTAATTAAAGGCGGAAAAAAGAAAAAAAAGCCTAAAGGCCTTTTACCAGCACTTAAAAAAATAGCACCAAAACTTAAAAAAACTGGTAGAGCTTAATTAAAACTTTTCATGAAATTAGTAGATCGTTATGTATATCCTAGGTCTACTCGTGAAAGTATTGAAGGACTCCGGCACTATACAGTGGACGGAGAAGAGAGAAGACTTCCATCAGTTACCACAGTTATTGGACAAACAAAGTCTAAGCGTGACCAAGAAAGTATTGAAAGATGGAAAGCTAAGGTTGGTGAAGTAGAAGCTGAACGTGTAAAGAACGAAGCAGCTACGCGCGGTACAGCCATGCATAAGTACCTGGAAGACCTAATCCTTGGTCAGCGCTCATTGGATCTAACCTCAACTGGTCAAGAAGCACAGAAGATGGCCGAAATAATCGTGGAGCGGGGATTGAATGACTGTTCAGAAGTTTATGGTGTAGAAGCGGTGCTTTACTATCCTGGTCTTTATGCGGGGAGCGTGGATCTGATTGCTAAATATCAAGATAAGGTCAGTATCATTGACTTTAAACAAACGAACAAACCGAAGCAGAGAGAGTGGATCGGGGATTATTTTTTACAGATGGCAGCGTACGGTATGGCCCATGATGCAGTTTACAATACAGCTATTGAACAAGTCTTT